ATAAACTAATAGAGGTCTTTTATTCGTTTTAACCTCTATAAAATGGTCCAGTATCGTCCTCTGGCCATCTTGATTAGAAAATGTCAAACTCACAAGCGAAGCGCTTGTGTCTGTGCGGATGCAATGTTGTAACTTTCGTTCATGCAATTCAGCGTAGCATGAGCAACATTGCTGGGGCCTATAATTATAAGCCCACCTTGCGTGATAAAGGCACAGGATAATTACATATTACTCATGGTTTGTTCTAAAAAACACTCAAAAGATGGAGATCTTAAAACTCTACCAAAACAAAGAAGTCCAAGATTTTCTTATGAAGATCTCGACAAGGAAGATAAATCTCCCTCGATCATGAATTGTTTCAACATTTCGAAATGCACTGTTCAGAGCTCTGATGTCATAGAAATGACGACGGATGCTACTGGCGACACAATGCAGGAAGAAAATGTAGGCTTTGATGGTCAGTCAGATCCTATTTTGACTATACCCAATGATCTTTCAAGGGTTCAAGTGGATCAGAGCCAGAATGTTACTTTAGGTAACTTTCTTAAGAGACCGGTACAAATTGCCACTCAGACGTGGGCAGTAGGATCAACGTTAGACCAGCTTGTGGATAATTTTGATCCATGGCACTTGTATTTCAATCATGCGCCTATTAGACGCAAGTTGGATAATTACTACTTGGTTAGGTGCAATTTGCATCTTAAATTTGTGGTTAATGCTTCGCCATTTTTCTATGGTTGCACCTTAGCCTCCTATCAACCTCTCACTAATTTTGCGCCTGGTTTCACACCATCTGGTACAGGTGGCCAAGAAAGAACAGCGTATAGTCAACGACCACATATTTGGATTTATCCTCAAGATTCTCAAGGTGGTGAAATGGTGTTGCCATTTCTCTACTATAAGAATTGGTTAGATGCTACATCTGCCGTTGATTTGACTAATATGGGCACACTAAGCTTCCAATCTTTCGGCAGCCTAGCAAATGCGAATGGAGCGACTGGAGATATTGAAATTGTTGTCTACGCTTGGGCAGAAAATATTGAAGTAGCAGGGCCTACGGTGGCTTTGGCTGTTCAATCAAAAGATGAATATCAAGATGATGGTGTTGTTTCAAAACCAGCATCAGCTATAGCCAGAGCAACTTCAATGCTCAGTAGTGTTCCAGTTATTGGACCTTTTGCCACTGCTACATCGCATGCTGCTGAAGCTGTGTCTAAAATTGCATCATTGTTTGGGTACACAAACACGCCCGTTATTGATGATATTCACCAATTTCAACCAACACCGTTTCCAAATCTAGCCTCAACCGACATTGGTATGCCTATTGATAAGCTCACACTTGATGCTAAAAATGAACTTTCTATTGATCCTTCGATAGCTGGTTCTACACCAGAAGATGAACTTATCATTAGCAACTTTTGTGCTCGTGAGGCATGGATATTCGAGAACACATGGACAAGTGCTAATACCATAAACACTGGTTTATTTTATGCTAAAGTCTCCCCTGCTTTGTACACGACTGATGCTGTAGGTCCCACATCAATTTTGTGGAACACACCTATGTCACATGTTTCTGACATGTTCGAGTATTGGCGAGGGGACATTATCTTTCGGTTCAAGTTTATTTGTTCGAAATATCATCGAGGAAGGGTTCGAATTAATTGGGATCCACATGGAGATATAGGAACAGCTGGAGACTATACCACCGAAACATATACGAAAATTGTGGATATTACTGATGAAACTGATGTTGAGTTTCGAGTTCCATATACGCAGGCCTTGGCTTATTTGCGTATATTACCAGGAAAAGCTAAGCATTTTGCTGCCGCATCTACCTCAACAACAAATGGTACTTTCTTCAATGGCGTTATCACTGTGCGAGTTCTTAATCGTCAAACTTCACCAATTACATCAGCCGACATTCGTATGTTGGTGTTTGTTAAGGGTGCTGACAATTTGGAGTTTGCTGTTCCAAAAGAGATTGACACATCATACTCTCCCTATGCTGTTCAGTCTTATGACTCACGCATGGATATTGACAATACTATGCACAATATGGGTGTTAAACCATCTAGCGCGGATCCGAATATTAATTTAGTTTATTTCGGTGAATCGATTGTGTCCCTGCGTCAACTTATGCGTCGCCAAAGTCTGTATAAAAGACTTGTTGCAGCAGCTGGTTCGGCCATCGACACGATATACCTAACCACATTTAAGTTGGCAAGATTACCATTGTACCCAGGTTACGATGTTAATGGTGTTGATTCTGCAATAGGAGTTGTTTCTGGTTTGCCAGAACCATACAATTACACGAATTGGCTTCCAGTCACTTGGATTGGTCAATGTTTCGTTGGGGTACGAGGATCAGTTCTGTACTCAATCAACGCCAATGGTCAACAAAACAGTAAAACGGTAATTTGTGCTCGCGAATTCGGCGTACACAATTCTTCAAATGCGGCTTTGTCGCAATCTTATGGTGGTAACGGAGCCTTGAAACAATCCATTCAGATCTCACAATTGGCAGGAAATTCTGGTATGACTATGACTAACCAGGCTACTCAAGCTGGCATCACTACGATGTTACCTATGTATACCAATGTTAAATTTATCATGAATTCTCCAAGTACGAGAAGTGTTGGCAATGATGCTGATGGCTCCCTTTACGATGCCATGAGAGTACAAACTCTTTATCAAACTGAAACCAATTCTTTCAACGATACTTTCGTTGATTTGTATTGTGCTGCAGGTACAGATATGAGTTTTGTATTCTTCGTTAATGTGCCGGCTGTGTACATTTACAATTCTGTACCAACACCATTGCCTTAATGGTTAATAGTTGGTTTCTAGTAGTCTCAACTTATTTTGTTGGGGCTTTGTCCGGAATGACGTTAAACTAG